CATTTAATCACGCTACTGAAAGTAAAACATTAACTGCAGGTGTTGTGCGTTATTCTTTACCTACATCAACTAAAGTTGTAGATTACAATACATTTAGAATAGTAAAAGATAGTGATTTGGCAGTTAGCGGAGGCCAACTTTCTATCTTAAACTACAATGATTACATAAGTAAATCTATTGACCAAGAAGATGAGATAAGCACTACAACTACAAGCACTACACATACGGACAGTGTAACAACTATAACTGTTGCAAGCACTACAGGTTATGACAGTGCAGGTACATTGTTTGTAGGCAACGAACAAATCTCATATACTGCTATTGGTTCTAGTACTACATTTACTGGATGCACTAGAGGAGCTAACAGTACTACAGCAGCATCTATAGCTAGTGGAGTTACAGTTGCACAGTTTGATAGAGGAAGTGTACCTACGCACGTAGTACGAACACCTGATAACAATTATTTAATGTATCCGTATCCTGATAAGTCTTATGTAATTAAGTTTGATTACTTTACATTCCCTGCAGATATGACAGCGCACGGAGATACTACAACTATTCCTGATCGTTTTGCGACAGTTATTGTTGATGGTGCTGCTGCTTTTGTGTATCAGTATAGAGGAGAAGTACAGCAATACGGCATTAACTTTGAAAGATTTGAACAAGGTATAAAAAATATGCAAAGTTTATTAGTAAATAAATTTGAGTATTTAAGATCTACATATATGCCTAATAATACAAGAGGTGGTTCTAGCTCCTCTGTAAGAGTAAACTAAATGCCCGACAATTCTCAAGTTTCACCAGCTTCATTTACTTGTGAGGGCGGTTTAGTTTTAAATCGTTCTACGTTTCAGATGGAGCCGGGGCAAGCGTTAGTTTTAGAAAACTTTGAGCCTGACATTGAGGGTGGATACAGAAGAATAAATGGCTTTCGTAAATACGTTAATGTAATTGTACCACAAACTTTCAATGCAAACGAAAACGTAATAGGACTGGCTAACTTTAATAACGTAGTTATAGCGTGTAGAGGTGAAAAGATATGGTATGCCGCTTCTACTGAGTTAGCTATATCTATTGCTCGAACAGATACAATGTCTGGCTCTGGCATAATTAAAGTAGATAATGCTATTGGTTTTCCTACAAGTGGTACTTTAACACTTCTTGGATCTACAACTGAAGATGGTAGTACGGGTGTTACTGAAACATTTGATTACACAGGAGTTAGTCTAACAGCATCCCCAAATGAATTTACTGGTGTCACACGATCTGGTAATAGCCAAAGTACACTAGGTAAACACTTAGCTAATGTAACAGTTTCTCCTGAGTGGATAGAAATAGATACAGGAAGAACAGGTGCAGTAAAGTATAGAACCGAAAGGTTTAACTTTGATGGTAATGAAAAAATTATTTTTGTTGATGGCGATAATGCACCTGTAGTTTTTAATACTTCTTTTAGTGCTACTGATGTAACTACTACTGCAGTTGTAGGTTCTAAGTTTGTTGCTTCTTTTAAATCTCATATGTTCTACGCAGGTAAATCTACTACACCAGAAGAGTTAATATTTAGTAAGCCTTTTGATGAAGATGATTTTACTTCTGCTGATGGGGCTGGTAGTATTAGAGTAGACGATACTATTACAGGGATAAAAGTGTTCCGTGATACATTGTTTGTATTCTGTGAGAATAGGATATTTAAACTAACAGGAAACACTTCTAGTGATTTTCAAATGATTCCTGTTACTAGAAATATTGGTTGCCTTAATGGTGATACAATACAAGAATTTGCAGGAGACTTAATTTTTCTTGCAGCAGATGGGCTTAGAACTGTTGCTGCTACTGCAAGGATTGGTGATACGGAGCTAGGTACAATAAGCCGCAACGTGCAGAGTCTTTTTGATACAAACATTATTAACTCTTCTTTATTTGAAAGTGTTGTTATAGCCGACAAGACACAGTATAGAATTTTCTTTACAAAAGATGGACAAGCCGATAATATTACACGATGTGTTGTTTGTGTTAAAAAAGAACAAGGTTATGAGTTTTCAGAGATACGAGGATTTAAACCAATTGTTACAGATACACTTGTAAGAGCAGGAGATGTATTAGTATTACACGGGGATTCTGCAGGTTTTGTACATAGGCAAGAAAAAGGTAATACCTTAGATGGTACACCTTTACTAGGAAAATATAGAAGCCCTGATTTAAGTTTTGGAGATAGCGGCATACGTAAACATATGCATAGAGTTATCCTTAACTTTAAACCTGAGTCAGCTATTAGTGCAGACTTACTTGTAAGATATGACAATGAAAATGCAGACTCTGCTAGACCACCAGCTTATTCAATTAGTTCAACAGAAGTAGCTTCTCAGTTTGGTATAGCTTTATTTAGTACTATAAGCACTGCAGTAAGATTTGTTTTTGGTGGGCCTTCACAGCCTCTTATAAGGCAACCAGTAGAAGGTTCAGGCTTCTCTACAGTTTTAAGAATAAATGATAACGGTGAATCTAAACCCTATTCACTAAAAGGGTTTCAGTTAGAATACCAATTAGGAGCAAGACGTTAAATGGGTGCTACATACACAAGACAATCTACATTCACTGATGGCGATGTCATCGATTCGGATCTGTTTAATAATGAGTTCGACCAGCTATTAGCTGCTTTCGCCTCTAGTACAGGACACACACACGATGGTACAGCAGGTGAAGGGGGGCCTGTCACGGCCCTAGTAACTGACGGTGTTTCATTTGGTACAAACACAGGCGACATTACATTAACTTGGAACGCTGGTGATAATGATGGTTTAATTACTTGGAAAGAAGACGAAGACTACTTCGAGTTCAATGATGATTTACTTATTGCTACTAATGAAAAGATACAGTTCCGTGATACAGCAATATACATTAACTCATCTGCGGATGGACAATTAGATCTCGTAGCTGATACAGAAATACAGATAGCTGCAACTACTATAGACATTAATGGTAATGTAGATGTGTCTGGAACACTAACAGTTGCAGGTGCTGTAGACTTTGGTGATGCGGCACTTTCAAATGTAGGTGCAGTTCAACTTGACTCTATATCTGGTGACGGAGACACAAACACTAGTATTACGTTTAGTGGCTCTGACGTAATTACTGTTGCCAATGCAGGTACTAACCAAGTTACATTTAACGATGGTAGTATTGCTCCTGTAACTGACTCAGATGTAGACTTAGGTACTAATAGCTTACGTTTTAAAGATGTTTACATAGATAGTGCTACAGTTACAGGTGAAGTTGCCGCAGCTTCATTAGACATTTCTGGTAACATAGATGTAGATGGAATTACAAACCTTGATGTTGTAGACATTGACGGTGCAGTTGACATGGCTAGTACATTAGCCGTAGCTGGAGTTTTAACTGGTGCGTCTTTAGACATATCAGGTGATATAGACATTGATGGTACTGCTAACTTAGACATTGTTGATATTGACGGTGCAGTTGATATGGCTACAACTCTTACAGTTGGTGGTGAAATAACTGCAGCTAGTTTAGATATATCAGGAAACGTAGACATTGACGGTACACTAGAAACAGATGCATTATCTATAAATAGTACAACAGTTACAAGTACCGCTGCTGAACTTAACATCTTAGACGGTGTGACAGCAAGTGCAGCCGATATAAATCTTATAGATGGTATTACAAACGGTACGGTTATAGCAAGTAAAGCTATTATCACAGACGCTAATAAAGACATTACTGGTGGTAGAAATATTACTATTAGTGGTGAACTAGACGCTGCTACTTTAGATATAAGTGGTGACGCAGATATAGATGGAACATTAGAAGCTGACGCAATTACTATTGGTGGTGTAACTTTAGCAGAAACAATTAGTGACACTGTAGGAGCTATGGTAACAAGTAATACTGAAAGCGGTATTACAGTAACATATGATGATTCAGATAATACATTAGACTTTACAGTAGGTACACTTAATCAAGACACAACAGGTACAGCAGCAATAGCTACAACAGTTACTATTACAGATAACGAAAGCACAAACGAAAACAACGCCATTGTCTTTACTTCAGGTGGAGACTTAGATGGCGGTAACATAGGTTTAGAGTCAGATGGAGACTTAAAATACAACCCAAGTACAGGTACACTTTCTGCTACTAATATTTCTGTAAGTGGTACACTTAGTACTGTAGACTCAGTTACAATGAGTGCCAACAATGCTGTTGTATTTGAAGGTGCTACTGCTGATGCCCACGAAACTACACTTACTATTGTAGATGCGACAGCCGATAGAACAATTACTTTACCTAACGTGTCAGGTACAGTTCCTGTACTAGCTGCAGCAAGTAACACACAAATTACTTCTACACCTGCAGAACTAAACATATTAGATGGCGTTACAGCTAGTGCAGCAGACATAAACTTAATAGACGGCATAACTAATGGAACTGTTATAGCAAGTAAGGCTATTGTAACAGATGCAAATATTGATATTACTGGTGGTAGAAATATTACTATCAGTGGAGAGTTAGATGCTGCAACCTTAGATATATCAGGTAATGCAGATATTGACGGTACGCTAGAAACAGATGCACTGTCCATAAATGGCACAGCAGTTACATCTACTGCAGCAGAACTCAACATCCTAGATGGTGTTACGGCTAGTGCAACAGACCTAAATTTAATAGATGGTATAACTAACGGAACAGTTATTGCTAGTAAAGCTATTATTACAGACTCTAATAAAGATATTAGTGGTGGTAGAAACGTAACAATCTCTGGCGAACTTGATGCTGCTACACTTGATATTTCAGGTAACGGAGATGTTGCAGGAACATTAGCAGTTAGTGGTGGTTCATCTAATGG